TTTTTATATCGTAACGATTAACTTTCCCATCGTCGTAATCATACGTTTCGATATCTCTTACAATTGCACCAATTGTTCCCGCTCCCTTTGATTTCATTGTGGCATACCTATCGCTCAGGCCGAAGTCACGTACTGTGGTCGTCAAAATTGCGTTCTCGTTTTTTAACATCTCAGAAAGCGTCTTGAGTGCCTTTGAATTTTCTACCATTGTTTGGGCGTCTCTGCTTAGCAACTGAACCGCATCTGTTAATCTGTCTGCACGCAAATAACCACGAACTAGGGAAATAGCTGCGCGGGCTTTTGGTAAATCTTCTGCTAAATCATCTGTAATCATACTTACCAGATCTCTATAAAGCTGCTTTTTATCTTTATTACTTTCCTTTTCGAAGGGATCAAAGTGAAATGTCATTAAAATTTCACGTCTGTTTTTTAAGTCTTCTTCATTAAGCTCAATATCCTCGTCTTCTTTCGGTATTTGAGCAAGGACGCTTTGAAGCAGTTCTTCTTCTTTTGCTTGTTCTGCTATATCTTTCTTAGTATTTTTCTTTTTCTCTTCCGCCATCTTTTACCTCCTTATATAAAAATGGCAGGGGACTAATTAAACCCTGCCATCGTATAAATTATCGTTTTTATAATACATTATATATTTAAGATTATTGTCTTTTGCTGTTTTTATTTTTAATACATCGCGGACAGTCCAATTGTCTATTACAGAATAATAAATACTCTGCGTTTCAGCTCTCTCTTTATAAAGCTTTAAATACTCAACACATTCTGGATCGTCTGCGACATATGGTTTAACTCCATGTGTAATATATAAATTTAATTCAACAAATGTGTCTATTGATTTTATATAAAAATCACACCTAAAAGGATATCTTGGATCTTCGTTATACTCTCTAAATATATCTTCCTCTCCATATTTTTTACACAAATACTTGTAAAAATCTTCTTCTGGCTGAGATACGTTTTTGTCTAATAAATCCCATGCGCTATATTTATTTATATAATCTAACGCACAGCTTGCGCTCAATCCTAATGCTTCGCAAATATCCTTTTTTGTTTTTAACTCGTTTTTAATTATAAAATTTCTAAAAGAATCTTCAGACGATACAATGGAAATATATTCATCACTTCTACCAATCCAAGACGTGTAAGGAACGCCGTATTTTTCAATTAAAGATTTGCGACTATTTTCTATACATTTGTCATGAATTTCTTTTACTTTAAAAACACAATCTACCCCATATTTCCGCAAACATGTCTTTTTTATCTTTTCTTTAAATTCAGGAACATCCATTGGGTTTTCGGAACCATACTCTCTCTTCATTGTTTCTTTTGCTTTTTCTCTAAATTCAGAAACTTGAGAGGTACTTTCGACACCATATTTATTTAAACACGTATTTTTGCGAGTTTCAGCAACTAATTTCTTAGATTTTTCCAAATCATTCTCTCGCATTACTCTCCAAATAGTCGACGGGCTTATATTAAAATATTCAGCCGTTTCATCATTACTGTGATTTTGAACTACATAATAATCATACAACTCGTCTATATTTGGAGACTTTGGTACAAACTCATTAAATTCCCACCCATTTCTTTTTATATTATCTCTTATAATATTTTTTGGAACATTAAAGTGTTTTGCGCACTCTACCTGAGTATGTTTTTGAACCTTATAGTATTCATATAATTCAAATTTATCAACAATATATTTTTTAGGTGTTCTAAGTATTTCTCTAATTTTATCTTCTGATTTATTTATGTTATTTTTAGATATAAATCTTTCTATTGTTGATTTGCTACAGCCAAAATGTTTTGCTGACTCTTCTCTCGTATGATTTTCAATAACATAATATTGAGTAAATTCATCCTTATCTATATGATGGAAAATCGTAACTTTTTTATTTACAATCAACTTATTCTTTTTTATTCCATATCCCTTTAAAACAGTGCAAATATGAGTATAGTTAGTTTTAAAATACTCAGCACATTCTTTAATGCTATGCTGTTTATTTACATAATAATCAATTAACTCTTCTTTATTAATATCGTAAATTTTCATATTTTTATCTCCTTATAAAAACACCTATATATCAATAAAAACTGGTAATTTCGCAAAAGGAGTTGCGAAAAAGGTTAATTACTCCCTGTCCCAGTTTTTATATTTCTATTATACCATAAAAATATTTAATTGTCAAACGTTTTAATACGATTAATTCAAAATTATATTATGTTTGTCGGTATACCCATATTTTTTATCAAATTCGAATATTACCATTCCAGCTTTACTTCCAACTTGCAACTTATCGGCATAAGGATCACTACCACAAACACTCGGCGCAACAAGTACTTCCATATTGTAATGCTCGCCCTCGCCTCCAGGATATTCTTTCAACGAATGTGTATGTCCAAGAATTACATAATCGTAAAATTTATGGTGCGTATTTGACAAATCTTTAATTGCATTCTGAATATTATTTATCTGATGTCCATGAAGCATTATGAAGTTAAAATCGAATATTTTAAATTCGGTATAATCAGCTTCCTCGTTCGCATAAACGGTTATTCTGTCATTCAGTGCTAAAACATCAGTCAGGTATCCATAAAGAATTTTACCCATATCTTCGCCAGCAAGTTCGGAGGCTTTTGTCCCCAAATATCTATTCTGATTATGATTGGAATAAACTACCATTTTGTAATCAACATAACAATACTTAGAAAGTTCATTTAAGAAATTTGCGATAAGACGTTCAGCAAACACAAACGCATCTACAACACATTTTTCATTGAGGCGCATATCGCTGATTCTGAGCATTCCCTGTATCTCGTCACCGAGACTTAAAACCGTTAATTTTTTGACATTGTTTTTAGAAACATAATCACGACAATAAGCAAGTGCTTTTTCAAATCTGTTTTGAGCTTCTTGTATTGAATAACTATTGTTTATCGAAGTGAACTTTGCTCCGATATGCAAATCCGCAAAACACAGAACGTGTTCTTTATCATTATCGACATAAGAATTTATTTTATTTTCGTTTAAGAATTGCGGCGGAGGTAATTGAGAAATCTGCTCCCCGACCAATTTATAAAAACGCTCGAAACGCGCATCTTGCCTCATCAATCTCGAATAAGCGATTTTATCGCAAGAGTTTGCATATTTTTCACGAGTTTCTACTTCTTCGGGAGAAAACTCGACAACTTCTTTTTCAACTTCTTCCTTTCCTTTTTTATATGCGGAATACAGTTTTCTATATCTACTTTCTGTGTAATTGAGGTCAAGTTCTTTGTTTATAATACGAGCAACCTCATCCCAGAAAAGTTGCTTATCTTCTTTTAAACCGCATATACGAAGAATATAATCGTCTTCGGTTTCATCATCTAAACGCTTATACTCTATATCTTCGAAATCTATCATCTTGTTTTCTCCTTTAATCAGTTATTTGTCTGTTTTCACTATTATAGTATCGTACCCCAACTGGTTACGCTTTCTGCTTCGATTTTTTTTATTGCGATTGATATCATAACACCTTTTACATACATTGATGTGCATATTATGCCCATCATAAATAAAAATTTTTCCACAATTTACACATATTTTTTCAGTTTTTAATAAACTAAAAAGCTCATTAACGGAGCGTGGACTTGTAATAGTTCCAATTATATTTTTATTTTGTGAACTTGCATCAAATAACATTTTAAAAGATACAAAATTGTTTCTTGTATTTATCCAATACACCGAATATTTATTATTCATTTTAAATAATGATTTCGTATTTTTATCTCTTTCTTTTTTTATATTAGTACAACTATAACAAAACCTCTTAATCTTATCGTTATAAACGCACCATTCCTTTCCATACCACTTATAAACACACAACATCGCGAGTACATACTGTTTTATCCACATACTTACTTCCATACTGTTGATAAAGTCAATCTCGCTCTGGTAAATATCTATCCGATTCCCCTTTTCAATCTTATACTTCGTCGAGTCCGCAAACAACTTCCCGAAATACTTATCTCTCTGGTCTTTATCGTCCCCGATCTTTTGAAGAAGCAACGAATCGGTTTTCACCCATA